TATCCAAAATGTCCAGTTGGTATGTTTCGTAAGCACGTTTCTCATATCAATTATGGTGATGATTTTAATAACAGCGTTGACAAATATCGCAAGCGTTTTAATTTCCTTTCAGCTCAGAAATATTTTGCTAAGTATGGAATTGGATTGACACCTGCTGAGAAAGACTCAATCGGCACTGAATTCTTACCATCTGGCACTGAGATGTTGTTTCTCCAGCGCCAGACTGCCAGAATAAAAGGTCTGCCATATCGTGTTGGTCGCCTTGCCGAGAAGTCTATTTTCAAAAGTCTTTTGAGCGTTCTCAAAAGCAATTATTTGCAGCCAGAGCAAGCTGCAGCTGTCAATGTAGACATGGCCCTTCGTGAGTGGGCCGTTTACGGCGAACCTCATTTTCTTTTTCGCCAACAGCAGATGCGAGATATCACCCGCAATCATGGTATTGAGCATTTGTGTAAGCACACTCAAATACCATATAATACTTTACTCACGGACATTTTTGGGGACGATTTACAATAGTCTCCATACCGCTTCGGGCGTAGCGTTGTAACGCGTCCCTCTGTGCGGTGCCTCCGTACATTTTACCAAACAGGCACACTGTGTATTGGTTACCAACTCCTTGGCTTATCTCGTCCAAGGTGTTAGGCTTGCATTAGTGTTTTGTTCACATTAGTATTTTTATATTTCATGTTTTCATTAGAGACCCCCCGAACGGTGGATTTGCACATCCGCCGTATCGTATGTAGTGTGCTTCTATCTCTTATAATCCAACTACCAAAGTCCAGAAAGCTGGCACCGTTACATTTTCCCATGCTGACTCTCCGATGTCCGTAACAACACCGTCCCCATTAGAGTCAACATACAATCCAGGTTCTACTCCTGATGTTACGCTTGGTCAATTTCTTAATAGACCTGTAGAAATTTATAGCCAAGCAATTCAAACAAATGATAGTATTAATGTCAATTTTCGCCCATGGTCCTTGTTCTTTGATGATCCTTTAGTGCGTCGTCGTATTGAAGGATTCAAACATGTCCGTGGAACTCTCAAGCTCCGATTTGTAATCACTGGTAATCCATTGGTTTACGGTCGCTTTGTAGCCTGGTATAGCCCACGGCAACTTGAAAATATCTACCCCTTTGGGGGAACATTCGACGCAACTATTCATGTACAAGCATCTCAACATCCCCACGTTTTTCTGAATCCGACCACAGGTGAGGGTGGTGAATTAGTATTACCTTTCTTTTGCCCCGAGAATTGGCTTGATCTTACAGCCACTTCTGCGGTCGATGACATGGGTACTATATATTTCAACCATATTGTTCGTCTTTTTCATGCTAACGCATCCACGGTAGCTACAGCTTCGCACGTGCGTGTGTACGCATGGATGGAAGATGCAGAACTTTCTGCCCCGACCACTTCCATTTATGAATCTTGGACTCCACAGGGTGGTATTGGAGATGAGTTTAAATCTTCTCCGATTTCTAAGACTGCCTCTACTGTGGCCAAGGCTGCTGGTTGGTTGAGCCATATTCCTATTTTTGCGCCTTATGCATTACCCACAGAAGCTTTTGCTAGTGGACTGTCTAAAGTTGCACACATTTTTGGTTTATCCAGACCTCAGGTGATTAATAATATCACTAAACACAGACATATACAATGTGGCGAGTTAGCTACTACTAATACGCATGAGGCAGTTTCTCGACTTGGTGTCGATGTTAAAGGTCAATTGACAATTGATCCTCGTACTGTCGGACTAGATTCCACCGACGAGATGGCAATTGCTTCTGTAGTTCAGCGAGAAAACATATTTGCGATTAAACCTTGGTCTACAGGGGATCCTGCTGGGACCCCATTGCTCACTGTTAAAGTAAATCCCTGTCAATTCGCTACTGACACCACTGTTGTTCCTAATCGCAGTGCTTTGACATCCCAAGCGGCTGTAGCATCTCTTTTCCATTATTGGCGCGGCACGATTGTTTACCGTGTCCAAGTGGTCGCTTCAGCTTTTCATCGTGGCAAATTGCGAATTGTTTATGATCCTGTAGGTCCTTCAGCATCATCTTTCAATCAGGTGTATTCACGTATTATTGACATTGAGGATCTCTCTGATTTTGAGTTTCCTGTCAATTGGCACGCACGTGAATCTTTTCTTAAAGTGCCAATTCCCGATGTTGGTTCTGTAAATTTCAACCATGGTGCATCTATTACTTTAGATCCAAATTTTAGTAATGGAAGTATCAGAATTGAGGTTCTTAATCCACTGATCTCTCCTGATCCCACCGCCAGCAATAATGTCCAATTCATTTTATCTCAAAGAATGGTTCAAGACGCCGAATTTGGTAATCCTCGTTCTATGCGTGCCTTGAATTGGCATTTTCATTCCACAGATACTGGTGTTCAACCTCAGGGAGCTGTTTCCACTGAAGGTGAAACAACTCTTTCTGAGACAGCCGACAGTGTTGAGGATATAGGTGGGGGGGAGATTCCAGCCTCCGATCACACCATGTGTGTATATATGGGCGAATCCGTTACATCTCTGCGAACTCTCATGCGCAGATATAATCTCAATTTCTTTGGTACTGTCACCACATTCCTCCATCGCGGAACTCGTGCTCCAATTAAGACAGAAATTCTTACGTCTCACGAATATATTATGCACATGTTCCGTGGTTGGCGTGGGTCTAGGCGTTACAAACAGATTGTTTCGAACAATACTGTCACTGTTACAGCTTGGACTGATTTTGCCGATACAACCGACTTTGACGGAGCG